CCCATCCCCATCCGTGCACACGAGTGGGCGGCGACGCTCCTGGTCATGCGCCACCTGCCGACCCCGCGCGACCTCCTCCACACCCGCGAGACCGTCGACTGGTGGGCGAGGGTGGGCGCGACGGCGAATGACAATCGAGGGTGGGGGGTGTGGCGGTGATGGCCCCTCAGAGCAGGAACCCTGTGGGTGATTTTCCCACTTGCGAAAAAGGAGACGATATGCCAGATTTCGTCCAGGTGGGTGATTTCGGGCGCGGTGAGGCCGGTCCGGTTCCCTTCCACGCCGCCCTTCGCAGGGCCGCGAAGCCGGACCTGGGGATATCCCGGTCCGGTGCGACGCACTGGATCTGCGTCAATCACCGCGCCGATGATGGATTTCGCGTTCGTATCGCGCTTCGGCGTGAGGGATGTGAGGTCCATTGGCCCCGCTACATCGAGCGCCGCCCGAAGCACGACGACGTCATCCGGCCGATGTTCCCGGGCTACATGTTCGTTCTGCCACCTCCTTCGCTTGGCCCCGCCCTACTACGCCAGATCCCTGGTGTGCTCGGGGTCGTGGGTGTCCGTGACCGCGGCAGGCCCGATCCCTGCGACCACCTGGTCGCGCACCTTCTCTCGCTCGCCGGCTGCATCGACGGAATGGCGGGCGTCATCGACGAAACCGAGGACAATCTCCCCGTGGCCCGCTTCAAGGTGGGCGACATGGTTTCCGTGGCCACCGGCCCCTTTGAGGGCATGCGAGGCCTCCTTCGGGCGGATCGTGGCGGTGAGCGTGTCACTGTGCTGCTGGCACTGCTGGGCGGAGACCGCGAGGTCGAGTTGTCACGGGAATGGGTGGCAAGCCATGCCCAGTGAAGCAACCCGGTTCAAGCCCGGCCAGTCCGGCAATCCTGGTGGTCGGCCAAAGGGCTCTCGAAGCGTGGAAATGGCTGCTCGCGAACACACCGAGCTGGCGATGAATACGCTGATTTCGTGCTGCAAGGACGCCCGGGCACCTTGGGCTTCTCGCGTCACTGCTGCCTCTACGCTTCTCGACCGTGGCTGGGGGAAGGCCCGGCAAGACGTGAACATCGAGGGCGAGGTGGATGTCCGCTCTCTTGCCAACGCCGACCTTGATGCGGCTCTCCGAGCAGAGCTTGCCCGAGCCTTTGGGCTCACTGGTGCGGGAGACGCTAAGCCGCAGGGTTCGCGGAAGCCTCACTGACTGGTGCGAGGCGGCACTTACGCCGCTTGGCTTCGCCCCGGCCGCTCATCACCGCCTGCTCATCCACGAGCTGGAGGCGGTAGCCCGAGGCGAGAACCGGCGGCTCGCGATCTTCATGCCGCCTGGTAGCGCCAAGAGTACCTACGCCTCGAAGCTCTTCCCGGCTTGGTTTCTGGCGCAGCGCCCAAACCTGCGGGTGATCGCCGCGAGCCATACCTCGGGCCTTGCGGAGCGGTTCAGTCGAGAGGTCCAGCGCTTCGTCCGCGAGAATGCCGACTTCCTCGGCTATGGCTTAGCCACAGAGCCGGCCGACATCTGGGACACGACGAACGGGGGCGAATACAAGGCGGTCGGTGTTGGGGGTGCTATTGCAGGCGCCCGAGCCGATCTTGCCATCATCGATGACCCGGTGAAGACGCGGCAGGACGCCGACAGCCTCACTTATCGCGACCGGGCCTGGAACTGGTTCACCGCTGATCTCCGAACCCGCCTGAAGCCTGGCGCCCCGATCATCCTGATCCAGACCCGTTGGCACGAGGACGACCTTGGTGGCCGGCTGCTGGAGACGCAGAAGGGGCTCTGGAAGGTCATTTCCCTGCCGGCCACGGCAATCGAGGACGACCCTCTAGGCCGGGTCCCCGGCGAAATGCTTTGGTCCGATGACGCTTACGGCTACGGCGCCGAGATCGAGGCCGTGAAGCGTGAATACGAGCAGTCCGGCGCCATGCGCGACTGGTACTCGCTCTACGAGCAGAACCCACGCCCGGCTGACGGGGCTTTGTTCAAAACGGAGCGCCTGGAAATTATCGACGTGGCTCCAGCAGGGGGCTCCGTGGTGCGGGCGTGGGATCTGGCTGCAACGAAGCAAGTGGGCACACGCGATCCGGACTGGACGGTGGGGCTCAAGCTGCAGCGCACCGCCCAGGGCGCCTATGTGGTGCTCGACGTGGTGCGGGTCCGTGGCGGGCCTGACGAGGTCGAGGCGGCTATTCTGGCCACCGCCAGTCAGGACGGGCGGTCGGTGATGGTCGGGCTCCCGCAGGACCCCGGTCAAGCCGGCAAGGCGCAGGCTCAGTATCTGGTCAAGCGGCTCGCCGGCTACACGGTCAAGGTAACCCCCGAGACCGGCGACAAGGCGACGCGAGCGGGCCCGGCTGCCAGCCAGGTCAATGTGGGGAATGTGCGGCTGCTCCGAGGGGCATGGAACCGGCCCTTCCTCGACGAGCTGGGCGGTTTCCCCTCAGGCACGAAGGACGATCAAGTGGACGCTCTTTCGCGCGCCTTCGGCATGGTGGGTGAGGCCAGCGTGGTCGAGCGGTTCCGGGTTATGTCCCGTGGCTGAACTTCGACACGATGATTATGCGTGGCTCGTGGCCTCTCTGCACCGCCAGCGCGAGCGCGAGGACCGGCACACAACGCACAAGCCTATCGTGGATCTGTATGCCACCGACGGCCTTGCTGCCCTGATCGTCGACCGTCCGGCCGAGGACGCGCTCTCGCGAGGCTTCGTGGTGGAGGGGGACAAGGAGAAGGCGGTCCAGAACGAGATCGACCGTCTCGACGCTATCACAGCCTTGACGGACGCGGCGCGCTGGTCGCGACTTCATGGCGGAGGCGTCATTCTGCCTCTGGTTGATGACAGACTTACTTTGGATCAGCCGATCGGCATCGACAACATTCGCCAGATCAATGACCTGAAGGTCTATCCTGTCAGCGCCATCACTGCATCGGCAGTTCGCTACACTGACGAGCGTCTAGCAAACTATGGCGAGCCGATCTTCTACACGATCCAGCCGCCCTCTGGCCTGCCGTTTCCTGTGCATGAGAGCCGCCTTCTGCGCGTTCCGGGGGAACCGCTGGCCTATGCGCAGTCGGTAGGCCGCGAAATCCCTTGGATCGGGCGCTCAGCCATCGAGGGCTGCCGTGAAGACTTGGGTCGCTATCGCGAGGCACTTCGGCTCATCAAGGAGATCCTCCGGCGCAAGCAGCAGGCCGTCTACAAGATGAAGGGCATGGCGGAGACCATGGCCATTCGCGAGTTTGACGCAGACGGCTCAATGCGTTTTGACGGCAAGGCGCTCGTGATGGACCGCCTCAACCTGACCGACGCAGTAAGGGGCACCGAAACCACCATCGGGGTAGACGGCGAGGACGATTTCACGGTTCTGGATGCTAGCGTAAGCGGCCTTGACGCCGTGTTGGCCGGATACCGGATTGCCCTTGCGGCATCTTCCGGCATTCCAGTCCCGATCCTCTTCGGCGAGGGTCTGTCTGGCCTCGGGAACAGCGGCAGCGGCGAGCAGAGCATCTATCACGGCCGGGTCCGGCAGGTGCAGGAGCGCTCGCTCCGCCCCGCCCTGGAGCGGCTGGTTTCTCTGATCTGGGCACAATCCGAGGTGCGCGCGCGTGAGCCTGAAGGCTGGCGGATCACGTTCAACCCGCTCTGGTCGCCGAGTGAAAAGGAAGTGGCCGACGCGGAAAACGTCCGCGCCACGGCTTGGAAGACGCGGGCGGAGGCTCTGATCGCCCTTGGCGATGCGCAAGTTATGCTTCCAGAAGAGGTTCGGGGCTATGCCGCGAAGCAGTGGCCCGAGCTCGGCATTCGAGGCGGGACCGAGCCTGTAAGACTGCCCGACGATGATGCAGCGCCTGAAGCGTAGGCCCCGGCCGCAGCGCTATCCCTTCGCCGCTGAGGTCGCCTACCGGAAGGCACTTCGCCAGCTTGTGGCGGATCTCCGGACCGCCCTTCGGGCACAGATTGACGCCCGCGGCCAGGAGATGATCGACACGGCCGCCATCTTCCGGCCCGACGACGACGCGCCCGTGGGTCAGCCGACCGGCTGGGCGTCTATCCTGCGGTCTCTGCTGGAGATGATCATCGAGGGGGCTTCGGCCGGGCTGAGGAACGCCGAGGCCGCCATGGCCACGGCAGGGCAGAATGCGGCGGGCCTGACCCGCTCCGAGTGGCGGCGCTTTGTGCGCGAGAGCTACGGCGTGGACATTGTCAGGGGCGAGCCATGGCTGGCTGACCTGATGAGCGGGTGGGAGCAGACAAACCTCGGCCTGATCCGGTCGATCCCCGACACCATCGTCGGCCAAATCCGGACCGAGATGAGCCAGGCGATGACGCAGGGCACGAGCTTGCGGGACCTGAAGGCGATTGTCAGGGAACGGTGCGACGTCGGGGACGCCAGGGCGGAACTGATCGCCCGGGACCAGATCGGGAAGCTGACGGGCCAGCTTGCGCAGTACCGGCAGGTCGGCATCGGCGTGACCTCGTACATCTGGCGCACCGCCGGCGATGAGCGGGTCCGAGACAGCCACCGGGCGCTGAATGGCAAGACCTGCTCCTGGAAGAAGGCGCCGGCCATCGGGCACCCAGGGCAGCCGGTCCGGTGCCGCTGCTACGCCGATCCGATCCTGCCTGAGATGACCGAGACCGAGGTGCAACTCCTTGGCTAACTGAGGGCACCCCATGGAAGCCATGCGCCACGACGCGGTGCCGCTCAAGGCGACGATGACGCCAGAGGGCTACATCGTCGACAGCCCGGTCCTGGGGAGGACGGGTGTGCAGATCTACCGGCGCGCGGATGGCCGCGAAATTCGCGAGTACCGCCCGCCCACCGTGGTCTTTGCCCCCGAGCACCTCGCCGCCATCCGTGGCCGGCCCATCATCGACGGCCACGTCCCCCGAGTGGATGCGGCCAACGTCCGGGCCCACACGGTTGGCACGATCCTTAGCGAAGGTCGTCAGGATGGCGACCACCTTCGGGCAGACATCATCATCCACGACCCGTCCCCCGTCCTGAAGGGCGGCAAGCGGGAGCTTAGCCTCGGCTACCGGGTGGTCGTCAGTGAGACCCCCGGCACGACCCCCGAGGGTGAACGCTACGACACGATCGTCGAGCGGATCGCGATGGTCGATCACCTCGCCATCGTTCCGAAGGGCCGGGCCGGCGTCGCCCGTCTCAACCTCGACGCTGAAGACGCAGTTTGCATCCATGACATAGAGGAGGGGCCATTGGCCGCCAATCTCGCCACGGTCCGCCTCGATGGTGGACTGACCTACGAAGCCCCGCCGGAGGTCGCGCACGCGCTCCAGCAAGCCCAGGAAGCCGCTGCCGCGGCGTCCCGCCGTGCTGACGCCGCCGAGGCTGACCGGGACGCCATGAAGGCCCGCCTGGACGCGGCTGAGGCCGATAAGGCGCAGATCCGCGCCGATGCGGCCACGCAGGTCCGCGCCCGGCTCGAGCTGGAAGGCCAGGCCAAGACGCACGGCGTCGAGGTCCGCGCCGACATGAGCGACCGCGCCATCCGGGAGGCAGTCGTGGCCAAGGTGCGCGGCGAGGCGGTGCGCTTCGATGGCAAGAGCGACGACTACGTCTCTTTCGCCTTCGATCACGCCATCCAGGATGCAGCCGCTCGCAAGTCCGCCCAGGACCAGCAGCGCGCCGCCGTCAACGGTGCCGGGCCCGCCCCTCGCCAGGACAGCGCCCCCAAGGCGCAGCCCATCCGCTCCGCGCGCTCTGCGCGGGACGCCATGATCCGCAACCGCATCTGAAGGGATTGACCTGATGCTGACCACCGACTTCGCGGTGCGGGACGGCGTTGCGCCGGGCCTGCCCGGCCTGCTCTACGACAGCGGTTTCACCGATAAGGTGAACGTCCCCTGCGGCGCCACTGCCCAGCCTTTCGGCACCGTCGTGGCCGAGGTTGCCGCCACGGGCATCTCCGTGCTGCCGATCGGCTCCAACCCGGTCAAGGGCGTGGCGCTGAAGGACGATGCCATCGCCGCCGACGGGTACTCGCAGTACGACGCCATGACCGTGGTTCGCCGCGGCCGGGTCTGGGCGCTCGCCTCCGGTACGTGCACCAAGGAGGCCGTGGCCAAGTACGCCCCGGCCACCGGCATCTTCGGTGACGCGGGCACCGCGACCCTCCCGAACGCCAAGTTCCTGAGCGGGAACATCACCGTGCCGGGGTTCGGCCCCGGCGGCACCTCCGTCCAGATTGTGCTGGTGGAGCTGCATGACCCTTCCGTTGACGCTGTCAGCGCCTGAGAGGACCTGAACCCATGAGCACCCAGGAGCAGGTCCCCGCGCGCTTCGACGCCGCGGAATGGACCAACTACGACGAGGCCGACCGGATCGCGATCGAGGCGATCCTGCCGGACCTGCGCACCGACGAGGCTTCGGCCATCGCGGCCCGCCAGCTCGACTACGTGAAGGCCCGCGCCTACACGCGTCAGCTTCCGGCCATGACCGGCGACCAGCTCATCCCGACCGAGAGCGATGTGCCGGAGGGCGCGAATAGCGTCGTTTACCGGCTCTACGACGCGGTTGGTGTGGCCAAGATCATCGGCAACTACGCCGACGACCTGCCGCGCGTGGATGTGCGTGGCCGTGAGATGTCCGCGCGCATTCGTTCGATCGGCGACAGCTATGGCTACAGCCAGCAGGATCTGCGGGCTTCGGCCATGTCCGGTACCAACCTCCCGGCCCGGAAGGGCGAGGTGGCTCGACTTGCGATTGCTCGCAAGGAGAACTCCATCAAGTTCGTGGGCGACGCGGCCTATGGCATCTACGGGATCCTGAACCACCCGAACGTGCCCGTCGTGACGGCCATCACGGGCGGCTGGGCGACCCCCACGGTGACCGGCCAGCAGATCGTGGACGACGTCCTCGCCCTGCTGAACGGCATTGTCACGCAGTCGGCCGGCATCCATCGCGCGACGGTCGTCGGCATCGACAACATCCGCATGGCGTACCTGAACACGCGCCGGATGAACACGACCACCGAGACCACGGCGGGCCAGTTCCTCCGCAGCCTCTATCCAGGTCTGGCCTTTGTGGAGGTGCCCGAGTTCGCGGGCGCTGGCAGCGGCGGCGCCAACGTGATGTGGGCGGCCGAGCGCGACGCGACCAACTACCACTACGAGGCGGTTATGCCTTTTCGGCAGTACGCCCCGCAGGCCCGCAACCTGGAGCTGGTGGTGCCCTGCGAGGCCCGGACCGGCGGCGTGGTCGTCGAGCAGGTGCTGAGCATGGCCAAGATGGAGGGCATCTGATCATGGCCAAGTTTGTGAATACGGGCGAGGGCGAGTTCGCCCGCGTCATCCATGTCGGCGGCGTCATGCTGGTGCCGGGCGTTGAGACCGAACTCCCGGACGACATCGCGGAGAAGGTGAAGGGCTTCCAGCCCCTTCTGGATAGCGGCGTCGTCAAGCCGGCGGGCCAGAAGGCTGAGCCGGCCAAGGCCTCCGCGAAGAAGGACTGACCATGACGCCGGCCGAACACCTTGCCATGGCGTATCCAGCGCTCGTGGCGGGGCTGGCGGCCGACGTTCGGGAATGGGCCCTGACTGTGGCTCAGGATTACCGCCCGCGCTGCCTGGGGGAGGATCGCCAGAACCTCGCCCAGGCTCACTATGCGGCCTACCTGCTTTCCCAGCGGGGCGGATCCTCGGACGCGGGCGCGGTCACCCGCTGGAAGGAGGGCGACGTGGAAATCACCTACGGCGGCTCCTCTTCCGGCGATGGTCCCTCCGGTCCCTATGCGGCCTGGAAGGCCATGAACGACGTATGCGTCCGCGCGGGCGCGATCGTCACCCGGTTCGGCTGACCCCATGCCCCGTGACGTCGTCATCTCCGACCGCGGCTGGAACCGTATCCGGGGCCAGATGCGCGAGTTAAGCCGCAGTCAGGTGAAGGTCGGGCTTCGGGCCGGCCCTGCCAACGACGGCGTGCAGATCGTGGACTATGCGGCCCATCAGGAGTTCGGGACGGAGACAATCCCGGCCCGGCCTTTCATGCGGCACACGGCCGACACCCAGGAGAACAACGCCCGCGCCTATGTGCGGCGCCTGGTGCCCCCTTTGCTGGAGGGGCGCATGGCTGTGGACAACGTGCTCGAGGCGGTCGGGCTCTGGTATCAAGCGGCACTGCGCCGGACGATCCGGCAGTCCCCTTCCTGGGCTGTCCCCAACGCCAAGGCGACCATCGCCGCCAAGGGCTCCAGCGTGCCCCTGGTCGATGACGGCATGCTCGTCGGGGCGATCGACTACGAGAAGATCAGGCGGTGAGCCCCTTCCGCAAGCCGACCCCGGTGGTGCGCCGCCGGGCGGGCGAATACGTCCGCGGCGTCTGGGAGCCCTCCGCTGAACCCCTGCCGGAGACGGTCCTCCTGGGCATCCAGCCCGCCACACCGGGCGACTACGAGCGCCTCCAGGCCAACCCGGAAGGCCGGCGCATCGCGGGCCTGCTGCGAGCCTACGGGCCGGTCGAGAACCCGCTGAACGTGGGTGGCGAGGACACCAACCTGCCGGGCGACCTGGTGCTGCACGAGGACCGCTACTGGCTCGTCATCGGCCGGCACGTCCGGGACATTCTCGGCAGCCCGGTCAGCCACACCCGCTACCTGCTGGCGCGCGAGATCGAAGCCGGGGAAGGGGAGGTCGTCAGTTGATCCCCGCCCTCATGGACTTTCTGCTCCCGATCGCTGAACCCAGGATGATCATCTGGGCAGACCGGAACGGCCCCCGGCCAGAGAAGCCCTATTTTACGATCAAGGTGCGAGGCACCAGCTCAGCCAAGCTGGTCGAGACCCCGCCCGACGCGAATGGCGTTGCGACCTTCCGCGAACACCGCCTCATCCGCTGCGAGGTGGCCTGTTTCGGCAAGGACGCGATCGCCCTGGCCCAGACCCTGTCGGTCCGTATGCGCCTCCCTTCGCAGACGCTTCGGGCCGAACAATGCGGGATCTCGCTCGCCTCTGTTGAGGACGTCCGAGACCTCACCGCCCTCCTGAACGCCAGCCAGCGCGAGGAGCGCGCCCTGCTGGAGTTCACCGGCTACGCGCTCGGCGAAGTCGCCGACAACGTCGGCCTCATCGAGCACGTCGTCCTTGAATGCCCGGTCGGGGGCGGTACCGGCCACCAACACGTCATCTCCATGCCCGACGCGGCCACGCCGCCACCCTCACCGTAACGGAGCAGCCCCGTGGCCCAAATTGACCGCATCGTTAACGTCCAGATCAGCCTGGCCACCACGGGTGTCCAGCAGCAGACCTTCAGCGACCTCCTGCTTCTGGCGACCTACGGAACCACGAACGACCCTCGGATCCAGATCATCACGCGAGCCGACGACCTGCTGGAGGCGCCTTTCGCCGGCATTGCCACCACCAGCGACGTTTACAAGGCCGCGCAGGTGGCATTCAGCCAGATCCCGGGACCGAACCGCATCTTCATCGGCCGGCGCAACTCTGCCGAGGCAGCGAATGTCGCCCTGGCGGCCATTCGTGCCGCAAACGACGACTGGTACGGCGTGGCCGAGGTCACACACACCGAAGCCGATCTCGCCACCATTGCCTCCTGGGCCGAGGCGAACGAGAAGCTCTTCCTCGCCGTCATCACTGACGTGGACGCCCCGACCTCAGCCACCGACGACGCTGGCTCGACGCTCAAGACCGGCAACTTCTATCGCACCGCATGGTGGTATCACGCAGACGGGGATCAGTTCCCGGAGGTCGCTGCCGCGGCCCGCTGCTTCACCGTCCTTCCCGGCGGCGAGACCTGGGCGCTGAAGCGGCTCTCCGCCGTCTCGGCGCCGGCTCTCACCGAGGCGCAGGCCACCTTCATCTTCGGCAAGAACGGCAACACCTTCGAGCCGTTCGAGCGGACAAACGCCATCACCCAGAACGGCAAGGTGGCCGGCGGTGAGTGGATCGACATCATCCGCTTCCGCGACTGGCTATGCCAGGAGATCCGGGACCGGGTCTTCGTGGCCATGGTGAACCTCGACAAGGTTCCTTACACCGATGCAGGCATTGCGGTGGTCAGCCAGGCCATGCGCGCGGCGCTGGACCTGGGCGTCCGGCGCGGCGGTATCGCCCCGCCGATGCCCGATGCGGACGTCCCGAACCGCATTATCCCGAGCTACACGGTCTCGGTGCCGGCCCGGTCGCAGGTGTCCTCCATCGACGTGGCAGCCCGCATCCTGCGCGACGTGAAGTTCACCGCCCGCCTGGCCGGTGCCATTCACGCCGTCGAGATCCGCGGCTCCCTGACCTACGACAACATCGGCTGAGGGCCCTGAACCATGGCATCCGAAGTTCGCACCTATGCCTCTGAGCGGGTGCTCCTGATTGTCGGGGGCATTCCGCTGACGGGGCTCGCCGAGGACACCTTTGTCGAGATCGCCCCCTCTGCAGACCGGGTGACTGCCGCGGTCGGCGCAGATGGCGAGATCGCTCGGTCCATCAGCAGCAACCGCATGCACACGGTGACCATCACCCTGCAGGCCACGAGCCCGAGCAACGACGTGCTGTCGGGTTTCATGATGCTGGACAAGGTGACCGGCGGCGGCGGTGTCATCCCCGTCATGGTGTCCGACCTGTCCGGTCGGACGATGTTTGCCGCCTCTCAAGCTTGGATCACCGCGACGCCGTCGGTCTCCTTCGGCGGCGAAGCTGGCACCCGTGAGTGGACGCTTGCCACTGGCGAACCGGAGACCTTCACGATCGGGGGTAACCTGTGACCCGTCACGAGGTAAAGATCCGCAACCACGTATTTTACATTCGCCGCTTCGATCCCTTCACCGCGACTGAGATCCTCGGCGATCTTCAGCGCGACTTCGCTGGCCCGTTGCTGGCGGGGCTGGGCAGCAACAAGCCGGGCGAGGCAGGAGGGGGCACGCAGGCCCTTATGGGCGGCTTGGCCGAACTCTCTGCCAAGATGGACGGCAAGAAGCTCCGCTCCTGGGCCGAGCGACTGCTGGACCCAGAGGTGGTCTCGGTCTCCATCGGCGGCGGCGAGGCGCAGAAGCTGACCAAGGTGGCGCTCGCTCAGTCGATCGAGAGTTCCTCGGAACTGATGACCCTCTGCTTCGAGAGCGTGAAGTTCAACTTTGAGGATTTTCGCGAGCGCTGGAGCGGCCTCATTTCGTCGGCCCTCTCCCGGATGGCGGCAAGCCAGCCGGGAAACTCAGCGCTGAACTGAAGGCGGAATACTTCATCTGGCGGCCGATCTACGCCGGGAAAGTCACTCTGTCTGAAGTCAAGTCCGGCGCTGCGGATCTGGTCGACATTCTCAAGCTGAACGCCCTGCTCGACTACGAGATGGCTCAGCAGCACGCCGCGTCGAAGAAAGGGGGCAAGCCTTGATCGTTCGCGAGCTTGCCACGCTTCTCAATTTCCGTGTCGATGACCGGCAGGCTGACCGCTACGAGCAGCGGCTCAATCAGATCAGCGCAACAGCGGCCCGCGCGGCGGGTGTGATCGCCGCAGCTCTTGGCGCCGCCTTCGGGATCGACAAGATCATCGAGGCCGGGGACGCCTACACCAACACGATGAACCGGCTCGGAGCGTCCACTTCGGGCCCTGAGCAGGCATCGGAAGCCTTCGAGAAGCTCTATTCCAGCGCCCGGGAGACCGGCGTCGCGGTTGGCGAGACCTCTAAGGCGTTCATGCGGTTCAGCCCGGCCATGACCCGCGCCGGCTACTCCATGGACGACACGATCGGACTGATCGACGGCATCCAGAAGGGGCTTCTTGCCGCGGGCTCTACTGCTGCGGAGACGTCCTCAATCTTCCTGCAGCTTGGTCAAGCGGTGAACTCCGGCTCGTTTGCCGGGGATGAACTCAAGGCGTTCCTGGAGGGCGCCCCGCCTGCTTTGGTGGCCCGTTTCGCCGAGGCGCTTGGCACTACCGTCGACAAGCTCAAGGAGATGGGCTCCGAGGGGAAGCTCACCACCAAGAATGTGCTGCCGGCCCTTATGGCTGCAGCAAAGGCCGGGCGTGACGAGTTTGGACGCCTGCAGGTCACTGTTGGGCTTGCGACCGCTCGGTCCAAGGTGGCCTTCGATCGCTTCCTGGCGGAGTTCGAGCGCGGGTTCGGCATTACCGCCAAGCTGGCTGACCTGATTGAGCGGGCCGGCCGCAAGTTCGACGAATGGCGCCGGTTTATCCCGGTGATCCGGAACTTCGTGAACGAGTTCGGCGGGCTTGAGCGGATCCTCGGCGCTGTCGTGACTGGCCTTGGGTTCGTCACGGTGGGGGCATGGGCCCTGAACGGCGCCCTCACCGCGGTCCTGGCTCGTGTAGCCCTGCTCGCCGCGAAGTTCATGGCGGTTCTGGCCGTCGGCCTGCTGCTGCAGGACTTTTTCATCTGGCTATCGGGATCCGACACTAAGACCCTCTTCGGGGAATGGTTCGGCTCGGTCGACGATCTGCTGGCGCCGATCCAGCCCCAGCTCGAGGCGGTAAAGAAGCTCTTCGCGGGCACGCCGGACGAGATCCGGGCAGCCTGGGACCAGCTCAAGGAGTATTTCCGCAACTGGGCGGGCGAGGCCTTCGCCAACTTCCCGCCGGCCTTCCGCCAGTGGCTCGGCATCGGCGACCAACGCGGCGAGGCCCAGCCCCCGCCGCAGGACGACCGCAGCCATGGCGACGGCTGGCGCGACTATCAGCGGGAGCGGTTCGGCCAAGTCCCTATGGGCGACGCCATTCGCAACTGGTTCTCAGACCGCCTTGGCGCCCTCGGCTTTCGTCGGCAGATCGAGCAGGCCGACGGAACCATGCGGCCGTTGCGTCCTGGTGAGAGCATGAGCGACGCCATGCTGAGCCGAGGCCTTCCAGCCTCGGGGCCGGTCACGCTGAACCAGAACAACACTTTCAACAACAACACGACAGTGACCGCGACTGGGACGTCCGGCGCAGAGATCGCCGGAGCGGCCGAGCGCGGCGTCTCCCGCGGGACTGATGATATCCGCCTCGGCGCAGGTCAGGCGGCCCGGGACCTGCTGATGGCGATCCCCCGCACTGAGGGTGCATCCACGACGGGGGGCGGCTTCTAGTGTTCAGCTTCCTCCAGTTCCAGGACCGACGTTCCAAGCTCGGCGGCCTCATTCTCGACGTGCTGGTGAGCGAGGAAATCGAGCTTGAGGCGGAGGTGACGCGCTATCCAGTGGAGGATGGCACGATCATCTCCGACCACATCACGCAGGGGCCGGAGCGGCTCCGCATCTCCGGTCTGGTGAGCACAGCCGATGTGACGGCCTTCGCCTTCGTGACCTCGGCAGTTTCGCTGCTGCGGGGCGAAGACGGCCCCGGCGCCACGAAACTGGTGGATGCGATTGACCTCCTTCGCTCCATGCATAAGGCACGGGCACTGGTGACCGTCAGCACGGGGCAGATGCTCTACGAGGAAATGGGCTTCACGCGCCTCAAGGCGGTGCGGTCGAACGGCGACAAGGGCGGTAACTGGCTGCAGATCGACGCGGAACTGATGAAGGTCCGCAAGGTCAAGCTTAAGACGGCCGAAGTGCCTGAGAAGCCTGCGGCTAAGCCGGCGCAGGGCCGGGCAGGAACCACGAACACGCCGGCCGGGCGCAGTAGCTCGAGCAGCACGCCTGCGGGGGCTGGCGCTGCGGCTCCTCGCGCAGTCTCCCCGGCCTTCGCCACGCGCGACAAGCTTCGCGAACTGCTGCCAGGGGTGTTCGGCCAATGATGCGCCTGGGCGTCATCGACGCAAACGACCAGATCATCGAGGCGGACCTGGACGGCGCCACCTATCACGTCGGCCTTTCGTGGAACGAGGAAGGCGGGCTCTGGACAATGAGCCTGCGGAACCTGGATCACATCCTTCTGGTGTCCGGTATCGCAGTCGTCTCCATGTCGCCTCTGTTGCGGCAGGTGCGGCGCGACACCCTGCCCCCGGGCGAGTTCATTGTGGACGCCGCTCCCGGCACCGTCCTGACGCGCGACAGTTTCACCAGCGGCAAAGCTGGGCTTTGGTACTTCCCGCCGGATGACCTCGTCTGATGCGCTTCGACCGCGCCTATTCTCTCATCGTCGGGCCCGGCGGCGGCACAGGGGTGGAGATCGACAACCTCCGGATCACCTTCGAGGTGTCGAAGGACGACAAGAAGAAGCCCAACCGCTCCCAGATCGAGATCTACAACCTCGCTCCCGATCGGCGGGCTGCCCTTGAGAAGCCGGACACCCGTTGCGTCCTCAAGGCCGGCTATTGGGAGGAAGAGGGGCCGCTCGAGCTTTACCGCGGGGATGTGGTCTTTGCCTGGACGGCCTATGACGGTCCGGACGTGATCACAACGCTGGAACTCGGCGAAGGCAACGCGACCTATCGCGACAGCGTCATCACCAAGGGATACCCGGCCGGGATCACGGCCCATCAAGCACTCCGGGATCTCGCCAAGCAGATGGGCCTGACGCTCTCCCTGCCAGACGATGCCCCGAACCGCACATGGTCTGGCGGGCTTTCGCTTCACGGCTCGGCGCGCGCCGCGCTGGACAAGGTGACGGCAGCCGCCGGCCTCTCCTGGTCCATTCAGGGAGGCACGCTGCAGGTGATCCGCCGCGGCGGAAACACCAACCGCACCGTCTTCGACCTGGCTGCCGATAGTGGGCTCATTGGCAGCCCCGAGCGGCAGCGCCAGGGCCGGCAGGCTGCGGCGCAGGTGACGGACGAGGCCACTCGCAGGCCACGCCGGGTTCAGGCCGAGAGCGGCTTCGATGGTTGGCGGGTCAAGTCGCTGCTCCTGCCGACCCTACTGCCCGGTGACCGGGTGAAGCTCTCGGCTCGCGGGGTGGATGGCGTGCTGACGATCAAGGATCTCCGGCACATTGGCGACACCCATGAAGGGGACTGGGTCACTGAGCTTCGGCTTGTGGATCCTGCCAAGGCCGAGACCGACCGGCGGGACCAGCGCCCGCAGCCGCAGACCCAGAACCGCCAGAGCAACGCAGGAGGCGCGCGGTGAGCGACTATGCCGACGCGCTCGAAAGCGCGGTCCGCTCGGTGATGAGCGAGATGAACACCGTGGCTCCAGGCCGCGTGGTCTCCTACGACCCCGCCACAAATCGGGCCGTGGTGCAGCCGGTGCTGCCGAAGCGCCTAGCGGACGGCACTGAGTTGCCGGCGCCTACCATTGCCGAGGTCCCGGTCATTTGGCCGACCTCTGGCGCTTCAGTCTTCACCATGCCGATCCGGCCTGGCGATCAGGTCTGGCTTGAATTCTCGCAGCGGAGCCTCGAGGGCTGGCTTGGCGGCAATGACGGCGCCCCAGACGATCCTCGTCAGTTCGACTTAACCGATTGCGTCGCGCGGCCGGGCGGTGGCCGGGACGTGCGCGGGGTCGACACCGAGGCTGTGGTCCTGGCGAACGGCCCGACCAAGTTCCGCCTCCTGCCAAATGGCACGACGGAATACACAGGCAACCTGCTGGTGACCGGAGACGTGATCGTGACCGGCTCAGTGACCGCGACAGAGCAGGTCGCGGCGGCGGGCATCAACTTGCGCACCCACACCCATGGCGAAACCGGGACAGGGGGCGGCACTACGACGCCGCCGAACGGATGATCGACTTCAAACTCGACCCGATCACGCGGGACATGGTGTTCGGGACTTCGTCGCGCGGTGCCACGCTCATCCCCCTGGACGGCGCCGAGCGGGTCGCCCAGGCGATCGGTATCCGGCTCCGGACGTGGCTTGGCGAATGGTTCCTCAACGCCACTCACGGCGTTCCCTACGTGGACGAGGTGCTGGGCAAGGGGCGCCGGCCGGAGATGGTGGAGGCGGTGCTGCGAGCGCAGATCCTCGGCGTGGCCGGGGTGCGGAGCATCCAGAGATTTAGCCTGAGCCTGAACGCCCAGGCCCGGACGGTTCGGGTGGACTTTGCTGCGGTGTCGGCAGAGGGGCTGGTGTCGGGGACTGTGGCTCTGGGCTGAGAAGCCGGTACGCAAACTCCTGAAAGCTGGCGACGTAGCAAGTTGGCGTGCCGGCGGCGCGTAATCTCGCCTCCATCATCATGCCGGCCGGAACGAACATCTCCGGGGGCGGGGGGACGCGGCGCAAATAGGCGATAGGACCGGCTACGCAGGGGTCGGCTACTCCACTGATCGCTACCGGGACGGCCCAGAGTGCTGCGCCTAAGAGTACTCCGAGGACGCCTACCAGCGCCAAAGTCCGGCCTGCCACACGCCATGCCGTTCGTCGCACCTCGCTCATAGTTCTCGCTCTGCTGACTGTCTGCTCGACCCCAATATCACGCGGAGGCCCCGTGTCCGAAACGCTCAGCTATGGCCTCGGGGCCGGTGGCTTCGTCCGCATGCGACTGCCGGAAATCCGCCGGGCCATCTTTGACGACCTCCGGACCCGCACGGGCCAGACTTTCGACGAGACCCCCGACAGCCTGACGGGCCAGTTCGTGAGCATCTTCGCTGAGCGGGAAGCAGCCATCTGGGAGCTGGCTGAAGCGGTCTACCTGTCTGCCTATCCGGCCACCGCCCAGGGCGTCGCCCTCGACTACGCCGTCAGCTACGCCGGGGTGACCCGGATCCAGCCATCATTCAGCTCCGCGCGTCTGCTGTTCTACGGGGACCAAGGGACTGTGGTTCAGGTGGGTTCGGTCATCGAGAGCACCTACCTGGAGCCTGGCTCCCCAAGCCTGGCGCGCTTTGAGCTACCGGCCGACGTGACGATCACGCGGGACAATGCGGCGGACCTGCTGCTCATTGTGCCGGCCCCCGTCGCCGCGGGAACGTCCTACACGGTCATGTGGAACGGGCTCGGCGCCACCTATGTCGCGGAGACGGGGGACAGCACCACGGACGTGGTGAACGCCCTAGCGGCCGACCTGATCGTCCTGGGGGCCACCGTCTCGGCCAGTTCGGACCGCTTCCGGATCACCAGCCTGACCTCCTTCACGACGGAATGGTCCGCCCCCCTGACCCTGGGCGAACTCGGCAGCCCGGGCACGGTTCTGGCGCTTGAGCAGGGGGCGGTCGTCGCGCCGGCCGGTTCGCTGACCACCATCGTCACGCCGACGTCCGGCTGGAACGCCGTTCGGCAACCGGCCGCAGCCTCGCTCGGCACGCTGCTGGAGACCGACGAGGATCTCCGTGCCCGTTACTCCACAGGGGTCTATCGCCTGGGTGCGGCCACGCTGCCCTCCATCAAGGCGAACCTCGAGCAGGACATTCGGGGGGTTTCCAGCCTCGCGGTCTATGAGAACTCAACCAGCGCGACCGACACCGATGGCCGACCGCCTCACTCCATCGAGGTTGTCATCGAAGGCGGTGACAGCGGGGACATCGCGGCCCGGATCTTTGCCCTGAAGGCGGCTGGGATCACCGCCTACGGCAACACCAGCGCGGTCGCTCTGGACGACACCGGCTTCCCTCACCCGATCGGGTTCTCGCGCCCCGAGCCGCAGCTCGTCTGGCTCAAGGCGGTACTCACCACGACCAACGAGGAGACGGTTCCCGGCGACGTGGCCGAGCGGGCCCGCCAGGCGATGGTCGCTGCCGGAAATGACCTTGGGGTGGGCGAGGACGTGCTCCTGCAGCGCATCGCTGCCGCAGTCTTTGCCGCGACGACTGGTGTGGCGCGCGTGGCACTGACTGCCGTGGTCAGCGACACCACCCCGGCACCAGGTGACTACACTTCGACGGACATCACGATTGGTCCGCGGGAGCGCGCCGCCTTCTCGGCCGCTCGGACGCAGGTGAGCTGATGGCTCGGCTTCCGCAGGATGAGGTGGCCTGGAGCCACATCCTTCGCCAGCACGCCAACAAGTCCAAGACGGAAGGCTTCGTTCGGGCATTCTATCCGCCCCTCACGGCTGCGGCCTCTGCCCTGGACGGTCTGGCCGGGGACAAAGGGCTCGACGCCGCCGTAGGTTCCCATCTGGACCTGATCGGTTCTATCGTCGGCATCACGCGAGATATCCCGAACGGCGTTTATATCGCCTATTTCGGCTTTCAGTCGCAGCCAGCCGGACGGGCGTTCGGTGTGGCGCGCATGCGGCGCGACGGTGAGCCGATCGCCACCAGTTACACGGCGGCAGACGCCGAGTACCGGACTATGATCCGGGCCAAGATTGCTCTGAACAATGGGCACGGGACGGCTTCCGAGATAGCCGCTTCTCTGCGGCGGGCTTTTGCCACGGATCTGGTCTCCGTGCGTGACGGGGCGCCGGGCGTCATTGAGGCGTGGATTGGGCGCATTCCCTCAGCCGAGGACACGACCGAGGCCCTGATCGAGCCCTTGCTGCCGCGTGCGGCCGGAGTGCGCATCCACTTCAACTACTACACGCCTGACTTCTTCGGCTTTGTGGGCCAGCCAGGCGCCACTGGCTTCAATCAGGGCGCGATGGCTCGTGCCTCCTCCAGCAATCTCAACCCGCTCTAGGAGCCGTCATGGCCTTCTTTGATCGCTTCACCAAGCGGTGGGCGTCCACTGGTGTCGTCACCGAGCCGACCGATGGGCAGGCTGCCGCCGGCTTCGCGCATCTGGGGGCTAATCCGCCCACGGTGGAAGAGTTCAACGCCCTCTTCCAGTGGCTCGATGACAAGGATGGGTGGCTTTACTCGAACCTCGTCGAACTCATGGTGTATGGTGGCCAAGCTGCCTCTGCCGGCAACACAGTTGCGCTGCGTGAGGCTGTCAAGACCCGGCTCGCCGACAAAGTCAGCAAGAACAGTGGCTTCGCCGAGCTTGGAGGTCACGCCCTCTCGTTCGGGCAGAACGGTTACTGCAAATTTCCCAACGGCCTCATCGTTCAGTGGGGCAACAACTCGACTGGCGCGGGCGGGAACGTGAACTTCGCCTTCCCACTAGCCTTTCCGACCGCCTGCCGGGCGGTCATCGCCATGGAGGCATCTGCAGATGGGTGGGGTCCAGGGTCCTGCCGAGTGTTTGGCTGCAATCTTAAGACGACTGCCGGGATGATTATCTCATCCGCTGTGGTTACGGCAGGTGGCGTGACTTTCGGAGGCGCCAACTTCGATTGGATTGCTGTGGGGCACTGAGAAATGGCGATTGATCTCGGTCAGAAATACGTCGTCATCGATGAGGAAGGTCGAGCGGTGGCCTTCTATGCCGCCAACTTCAACTCATCGATCCCACCCGAGGCGGTCCCGATCTCTGACGCTGTCTGGGCGGAGTGGTCCGCGGCGAGCCAGCGAAAACTCTGGGCAGGCGGCGAACTACTGGACGTTCCAGAGGCAGGACCAGGACCTGCACCCATCCCGTCCTCCATCACTGCCCGGCAGGCCCGGCTCGCTCTGCTGCAGGCCGATCTGCTGGATCAGGTAGATGCTGCCGTAGCGAAGGCGGATCGCGCTGCGCAGGTGGAGTGGCAGTACGCCTCCACCATCGACCGGCACAGCACACTTGTTGCTAGCCTGGCGGCCAGCGTTCCACTGACCGACGCGCAATTGGACCAACTCTTCAAGGCCGCCGCGGCGCTCTAGCCACCACCCTCCTACATTCCGGAGTACCTGCATGTCGGAGACGACTTCGCCGGCCGTGCTGCTGCGTGCACGCATCGGTGCGTATCGAGACGCCCGCCGCAAGCGCCGCACGATCGGCTCCACGGTGTCCGTGTGGATCGAAGCCTTTGATGAAGTGACTGACGCGCTGCTACCGATCGAGGGCACGCTCGCGGCTCTGTACTGGCTGCCGACCCTCGCTGACTACGACAGCCCCGCGCAGTCGGTCGAGCCCGTTCAGACTGTCCCCGGACAATGGCGGGTGGACGTGCCGGGCGAGATGGTGGGCACCTACACCGTCCAGGCCTCGTTGCTGCTGGGCGATGTGACGGCCGAGGCGGTCGAGATCCAGTTCGATATCGACAGCCTTGGCGGGATCGCCGTGACCTCCACGGGTGAAATCCCGTGGGCTGCGGTGTCTGCGGCGGGCGCTGCGGCTGGCGCGTCCGCAGGCATCGCGGCTGGACGTAGCGCGGGCGCAGCGTCTGGTGCAGAAGCTGGAGCGGCTGCTGGTGCCTCTGCAGGGGCAGCCTCAGCAGCTGAGATCGCGGTGGAGGCAGTCGCCCCCGCCGTCCAACAGGTCACCCAAGCCGCCGCGACCGTCGCCACCCAGGCGGGGGAGGTGGCGGGGAATGCGCAGGCGGCGCAGGAAGCGGCGGAGGCGGCTTCCCAGAGCGCCGAGCAGGCCGGGACGGCAGGGGCCGAAGCGGGATCGGCCAGTGGCGCTGAGGCGGGCTCAGCAGCAGCTCAAGCTGTTCTAAATGCGAAGGCGGATATAGCGGCACTTGATGAAGCCACGACCTTCACGGCCGGGTACACCGGGGCGGCTCCCCGTCCGCTGAAGGACTGGGCAGCCGATGGCGGGCCGTCCATCCGCGACTGGCGACTGTCTACTGACCCCGTGAACGACTGGGGGAGCACCATCGATCGGGCGGCGCAGGCGGTGTCGAATGCCGGCGGAGGATCGCTGCGTGTTCCTGTCGGCGTCTTCGTGCTGGATCAGCCGCACACCCCTAAGAGCGGCGTGATCCTCACTGGATCAGACCGGCGACAGGCGATCCTACAAAAGTCAGGGGGGTCAAATACATTCGATCTGATCCACATTTCGGGGGCGGTGTCTAACATCGCTCTCCGAGAGCTTGGTCTTGACGGTAATCGGCGCGCCCAAACTGATGCGGCAGCGGCTCAGTCTACCATTGCAATTGATGATCCAACCACAACAGCCAGTGACTGCCGGATAGAGCGGTGTCGCATCTGGCAGTGGTCGCAGCAAGGCATGGGCGTACATGTTAAGGGTTACCGGGGCGTTATCCTCCATGACAACGACATTGAAGACGGTGGAGACCCGAGCCTATATCACGCCATCTACACGCGGCGATGCAGCGACGTTGCCGTGACATGGAACCGCATCAAGAACGCTCTCGGGCAAGGCGTTAAAGTAGTTGATAATCAAGTCAGCGCCTACGACTGCCTGGTTGCGTACAATCGAATTGAGGGCGGTAATCGAGGCATCGCTGTCAGCGATGTGGACGACGTAACCGTCATCGGAAACCGCATTTACAACATGGTTTCTGAAGGCATTCGTCTTGGGACCGAGAGCGAACCGAGCCTCACTAACGCTCAGATCCTTTCAAATCGCATTGCCTTTGCGGGGGACGGCATCGTTCTGGTAGCGGCCCATCGCACAATCGTTCAAGGCAACGTCATTAGAGAGGCAACAGCCTCAGGCATCCAGATCAACGGTACGATTGGAACGAATGTCGAGGGTAACGCTGTTATCAACACGATTACACCCATTCCAGCAGGCCAAGGCGTGCATCAGATTACTGTTCCGCCTAGCGGAGCTTGTAGCAATCTGAAGGTGATCGGAAATCATCTTCGCTTGGGCGTTGGCGGTGGTACGTCTCGTAACGGCATCAACATCCGTGGTTCTGGACACACGGATGTCACTATCGCAGACAACGCCTTTGAAGGCGGAGGCTTCACTACCCGCGAAGCATCTTCGGTGGACTACAAGATATCGCCTCATCGGGTAATGCGTGTTGCGACGGGGAAGGTGGATGATACCACCCCCCTGCCCACCAGTGCTACCGGGCTTACATCAGGGACGCTCTGGAACAACGGAGGGGTGGTCAATGTGGTCCCCTGACCCCCACCCGAGGGCACCGCTCAAGAAGCGGCGACCTTCTTAGCCCATGCCACCTTGTTGTTAGCGGCGAAGCTTACATACCTGTAGTCGAGTTCGTTCAGGTTCTGCACACGCAAATTCAGATGCTGTGCTCGTGTCAGCGCGTAGAAGAAAGCGGATTGATCCACTCCCCAGATTGGGTTCTGTCCTGATGCACCTTCAACCCTGTGATAGTAAGCGGCGACGTAATTGAGCAGGCGGCGGTTTTGTTCCGTTCTTCTTATATACATGAGGTTCACGATTACCCGCTTCCAAGGAAAATAATTCCTCCTGGGCCGGATGCGCACGGCGACATCGGCACCGTCCACACCCCTCGCTAGTTCATCTGCTTGACCAGATAAGCTTACATCTATGTCGCTGATAATAATGTCTGAGCCGTACAGGTCCATAATTGACCTTGCAGCCAAGAAACGCACCGACGCGAAATATGGGCGCTGATCGGCGGTGTCATGGTGTGTGCTGTAGCTGTAATTGACGGCCAAATCGGGGTGTCGATTAGCTATCCGCTCGCGGACGTCTCTCGTCGAGGAGGTCGGGTTCACGATGTGAAGGTGAATGGTGCCCCGGTATTTGTTGGCTGCCGCGGATGCAGTGACCGCTTCGGCGAACTTCTCGAAGTATTTCGCATCGGCAGCGCAAAAGTGCACGGGCGCATCTGGATTGTGGCGGTTGCTGATATCCAACTGCCATTCGAACGGCTTGCCTGCCGCCTCGTTCTCCAGGTCATCATACGAGCTGTCCTCCCAAGGCAACACAGAAAAGATCGGATGCTGGACAGCGGGGAGCGGAAACTCATTCTGCCCGATGTTATTCCTTGCCTCCACGATCAGCCGCGTCGCCTTCTCATGGTGACCTGAGAGGAAGTTTAGTGCGGCACGCGCCAAGATAAACCAAGCATCGTTCGGGAAGCGCGTGGCCCAATCTTTCACAAAGCGGCGGTTTTCCGCAAGTGCACTAGGCTCGGAGCTTTCGAAGTTGCTCAGCAGCAGGAAGTTCGCGGACGCTTTCCACAATCGCGTCGCGTTCTCTGGTGGCCCCAAGATCGCGAGCGTTTGGGTGAACCAAGCCGCGCTCTCAGTGTATTTTCGTGAGTTAAATAGGCGGTGTGCCACTCTGTAGGAATGCCAAGCAGTCTCCGCGTCTGCAGGGCTGGACACCCGCCGCACTAAATAGTCGTCGATATCATCGCTTCGGTTTATTTTGAGGTATCTGCCATCTTTCTCAATGACCGACAAAATCAAGGGTTCAGCCTCCTTGAGCTTGCCAGAGCGAACAAGGTTTATGCCCTCAGCGTAAATCTTAGCTGTGTTCATTTATAATGACCGCCGAATGTCCACCGTAACCCGCGCGATGCCGAAGCAGGCGCAGGAATGTGAGGGTATCATAGGGATGTTGCGAGATTGTGGAACTGGCCCTCCAAGGGAGGCTTTTTCCCAGATGCTGGGGTATGCGCCGCGCATACGGAGCCTGACTGATGCCGAGTAGGGGGAGCGTCACTATGCCCGGCGTGCGCGTGGTGCAGACTGTGGTGGGGGGATAGGGGATGAGCGCATTCGTCCGCATCCGACAATGGTTCAGCCGCTTGGTGCACCGACCGGCGGACCTCTTCGATATCGCCTCGGGCTTTGCCACCACACTTTTCGTGGTGCTCGCAGCATGGAACCACGCCGATCCGCAGGTGTCGCCCAGCATGTCCTTCATCGGCGACAAGGCGCCGTGGTGGCTGTGGTTCACCGTCATCGGCCTGGCCGCTGCGTGCCAGCCAGTCGCCCTCCATCTGGACGACCCCGACGACCCGCGGCACCCGTTGCTGCAGCCCGCCAAGTGGGCGCGTTTCATCCTGGCTGGCACGATCGGCTGCTGGTTCTTCATCCTCTACTGGTCAATGTGGCTGAAGCTCGGGCCCCACCACGTCGAGGCCCTGTACCTCATGATGGTCGGGATGAACGCCTACATCGTCGCGCACGTCCTCTTCCGAGCCCGTGATTGATGGATGCCCTGCCGGTTGATCTGCTGAAGCAGGTCCACCCGGTCTATGGCGGCGCCATCGGCTTTGGGTTCTGGGTACTCTTGCAGTGCTGGAGAGCCTGGCGGGAGTTCAAGCGCGAGCAGCGCGACGTGGGAAAGGTGGACGACACCAAGGAGCAGAACCGGCAGGCACGGCTCACCAGTGGCTTCGCTGCCCTCGACGCGAGCCGGGACAAGCAGATCGCCAACCTCACCGCCCAGCTTGAGGAGCGGCAGCAGGAAATGGATGCGGCGGGCCGCAGGCACCGCGCTGAGCTAGGCCGCCTCGATACTCGCTTGGCCGCGAAGTCCGAGACGCTGGTCCGAACCGAGGCAGACCGCGATCGGGGCTGGGACCTGGCGCGCGAATGCCACGATGATCTGCGCGCCATGCGGCACGCTGCAAACGACCGTATCGAGCAGGCCTATGCGGCCGGGAAGTTCGGCCTGCCGATGCCTGAGGGTATTGCGCCGGTTCCGCCCCTGCATACCCGCGCCGGGAAGCGGCCGGACTAACCGCGCCTCATTCGTTAGTTAGGTCGGTGAAGGCGCTTCGGGATCGGGACCAAGCTGCCGGTGTGAAAAGCCACTTCGAGGCCGAGTTCATCTGCACGAGCCTCGGACACTACGACAAAGTTTGGTCCGGCTGAGGTCTGGTAGGTAACGACAACGTACCGTGGATCGTCTTCTGTCCTGGGATCGGACAAGCTCTCGATCCTGAGAATGCGCGCTAGGCCGTCCGGGAGGACGCAAGTCCTGTCCGTTCCTTCAACAATCTTTAGAGCCATGCGGCCTGTCTCCTCATGCGAGGAGGCTGCGGATAGGCGCACAAGCGATAAATGACATTCACTCTCATTAACATTGCGTATTCGTGGCCCGCCGCCCGGCGGCTCTACACTCGTGGGATCGGAACCAGATGACCTTCTTGGAGGGCCTCGTAGATCCCGAGCTCCGCCGCCCGCTCAGAGCTCATGACGACGAAACTGGAGCGGAACGCCACCCGGTACCGGATCGCCACGAGGTGCGACGCATCCAGCCCCGGACCGGAAATCGTCTCGACACTCAGAATGTGGGCAAGGCCGTTCGACGGCGCCAGTGCTGCGCCGTCATCGTTTCCAATACGTGCCATGGCACTCACCTGCTCAGAGGCTGGCGGGCCAATGAGCTGATGCGTCCGCTTCCGCATTCACCTTCGTTATTCGCTGCGTAGTGATCCGCCGCCCGGCGGCACCCGGGCACCCCCAATAATCTGGAGAACCCATGGCGCCCCTCATAGCGGCGGCTCTCGGGCTTGCGCCTGTGCTGCTGGACGCGCTGGTCGGAGACAAGGCCGGCAAGGTGGCAGCGCAGGTGACGGACGTGGTGCGCTCCGTCGCAGGCACTGATGACCCGGCCGTGATTGCTGGCCTGCCGCCCGAGAAGAAGGCCGAGCTACAGAAGCACCTGGCAGAGATCGCCTTGCGGACACGGCAGGCCGAGTTGGCCGACGTTGCGAACGCCCGACAGATGGGAACGCAGGTCAGCTTGATCGCCTGGGCCCAGGTGTCTGGCGGCGCGGCCATCCTGGCGGTCTGGGCCTTCATGGTGCTGCGCATGGCGACCTATGGGCTGCCGGTGGGCTCGGGCGAGTTCTACGCCACTGCCTTAGCCGGCGTCTCGGGCGTGCTCGGCGGGATCATCCAGTTCTTCTTCGGCAACTCGACGGCCTCCCATGCGGCCAACAACCGGATGGACATGCTGGCATCTCACGTCACCAGCACCGCTCAGCCCGCAGCAATCGCCACCACCGCGCCTGTCGTCGTGGCCGCCCCTCAGCCCGATCCCACCGCCACGGCCGACGAGCTGATGGACCGGTTTAATCCGCGTCCTCGATAGGTCCATTTAGAATCTAATACTGCACGGAAAACACTAGGTTTTCAGGCAAAATGCGGGCCGCGATCGGTGCTGGAAACACCTCTCGCGACCCTGACCACCAAGCCCGTCTGGAGGCTCAATGGCTGAGCAGATTGATAGCGCGCCCGAGTGGCGCGTCATACCGTCTTTTCCTGACTATGAGGCATCGAGCGACGGGCAGATCCGGCGCCGGACAGTGCCGCGGGCGAAGCCAAATCACTTCGGCCCAGGGTACGTCAAAAAGACCGATAACAAGGGCGGCTATCTCTACTGCGCCATGACAAGGCCGGGGTGGAGAGGATCTGTCACCGTCCATCGGTTGGTGTGTGAAGCATTCCACGGACCCGCTCCATCCAGTCAGCACCAGGTCGCGCATAGCGACTGTAACCGCTTGAACAACAGTGCGGCAAACCTGCGCTGGGCGACGCAGAGAGAGAACGCGCAAGACACTATCCGTCTTGGCAGGCAAGCGCGAGGCGAGCGCAGCGCGAAGGCTAAACTGACGGCTGCGCAGGTCACTGAAATCAAGCGCCGACGCGCTGCAGGTGAGCCTTATCACCGGCTCGGCGCTCAGTTCTCCGTGAGCCCGCAAGCCATCTTCCACATCGCGCGCGGGCAAAACTGGAAGCACATCCCTGAGTAGGAGAGACCATATGCTCGATATCACCCGCTACGACGATCATGCTGGCTATGCGCGGGGCACCCGCGGCGGCCATGGAGGCAAGGTCGTCACGGTCAAGACCGGCGACGAGCTGAACGCAGCCGCTGCGGCGCGCAGCAAGGAGAAGAGCCCGGAGCCGGTGATCTGGTTCGTGGATGGCGACATAACGGACGCCAACACCAAAGGGTCTGCCATCGACATCAAGAAGCAGAGCCGCTGGAGCCTGATCGGCAACGGCACGGCCAAGATCACCGATGTAGGCGTGCATGTGGCGGATGCCTGCGAGGATTTCGTGATCGGAAACCTCGATATTGCGCGCGTAAACCAGGGCCCGAAGGATGCCATCGGCGTTGAGAAGAACTGTCAGATGGGCATCATCTTGCACAATCGCTGCCGCGGCAGCATGCAGGTGGACAAGGACCACTTTGACGGCCTCTGCGACCTGAAGCACAACACTCGGAAGATCGCGATAATCTTCAACGAGTTCTTCGACCATCATAAGGTTGGGCTGGTCGGATCGAGCGATAGCGATATCGACAGCACCGAGATCACCTGGAACCACAATTACTATCACGAGGTGGGCTCGCGCTGCCCGCTGCTCCGAGGCGGCAAGGGCCACTTCTACAACAACTACCTGAAGAACGTGGAGACCAGCGGCTGCAACATCCGCCAGGGTGCCGAGGCGCTGATTGAGAACAACGTCTTCGAGAACGTGCACGACCCGATCGTCAGCGAAGACAGCAAGACGGTCGGAAAATGGAATTTGAAGGGGAACCTCATCGAGAACCCGACCTGGGGGAAGGTCGAGAAGGGTGAGGCTTCGGCGCAGAACGGGGCGAGCACCACCGATTTCCAGGTGCCCTACACCTACGCGCTGCGCCCGGTCGAGGAGGTGAAGGCCTTCGTCACGACCTGGGCGGGCGTGTTGCTGGACGGGAAGGGGGTGCCGGGGCAGGGGGCTCCTGCCCAGCAGCCGGAGCCTGAGCAGCCTGAGCCCCAGGTGCCGCAGCAGCCCACGGAGCAAGTGCCTGAGCAGCCGGTGGAGCAGCCCGCCGAGGAGCCCGTGGAGGTGGTGGACGGCACGGCCATGGTGGCGGCGCTGGATGACATGGCGAAGGGCTTCGCGGACGTGCAGCGGGGCATTTCCGCGCTGCGGAAGGCGCTGGGCGGATGACCCCCGCCCTCCTCCTCACCCTGACCGTGGACCCGGCCCTCGCCTGGATGCAGGCGTTCGGCATCAGGTCAGACGACCGGGCGCGGGTCATGCTTCTGGCCATTGCCGGCCAGGAGAGTGGCTACAGGCACCGCCGCCAGGTGCCGGTCGCTCACGCCATGGGGCTGTGGCAGTTCGAGCGGGGCGGGGGCGTGACCGGGGTACTGCGCCATGCTGCCTCGCGCACCGCTGCCCTGTCCGCTTGCGAGGCTCTGCTTGTGCCGGCCACACCGGAGGTGGTGCACCCGGCGCTCGAGCACAACGACGACCTGGCCTGCGTGTTCGCCCGGCTGCTGCTCTGGACCGATCCCAGGGCTCTGCCGGCGGTGGACGATCCGGACGGCGGCTGGGAGATGTACCTACGCTGCTGGCGCCCAGGGAAGCCGCATGCGGGCACTTGGGTGGGGCACTGGAAAGCCGCACTGGGTGCTGTGGCGGCGAGCTTCTGACCAGCGAAAGATCACACCTTGTGTCTATCAGTGTGGGCAGCTTGACCGCAGTCGTAGTTGATATAGATGTCAATCGTGGAGATGATCAAGCAGGCCCTGCGCGATGGCACGTTGCTTCCGTACCTGCCAGTTCGCTCGCGTCGACAGGCGAAGCGGTGCCTGTTCCTCACGAAGCATGCCCACTCACAGCTCACAGATCCTAATTCTGCCGTCAACATCCTGGTTGGTCGTGGGATGATAGAAGCCGCCCTCACGAAGTGGACACTGGGAGAGACGGTTTATGGTGACCGTAAGGGAGGGCGCTTTCTTAAGCGCTTAGATCCGCCGCCGCCGGAGATTTGGGAAATCCGCTTGACCGAGCCGACTGTCCAAGCGCGGCTATTCTGCCGGTTTGCTGAGCCAGACGCGCTCATCCTCACTCATATGCACACGAGACGATATTTAGGTGATCGCGGATCTCCTGAATGGCTTAAGAGCATGGCGGATTGTGCAACCGCCTGGGATGCTCTTTTTCCCTCCAGCCTACCCTTCTCTGGCAAGGGTATCGCTGACTACGTCACGGAGAACTGCAATGACTTCCCAATCTGAGCAGTCGCCGATGCATCCAGCCGAGCTCCGTGAATTCGGCCTGATGCGAGTTCGTGATACCGCGTTTTCTGCAGTACAAAAGCTGTGGTTGCGACGGAAGGACGAGGGGTTAACTCAGAAGGACCTCGCCAGCAGACTGGGGCGCGATCGTGGTTGGGTTTCAAAGAACCTTCGTGGGCCCGGGAATTGGACTTTCCGCATCTTCGGTGAGTTCGTCCAGGCACTGGATGGCGAAGCGGAGATCGAGGTGTTTGCGTTAGAGGATCCCGTCTCCAATCCGCAGAACTTCAATGCTTACGAAAAATATGCAAAAACGCCTGTAGCGTTTAAGCCGACCTTGAGCCCAGCAGCTGATGTGGCTGTCGCCAGGTGGAGATCGAGCGGCGATGGTCTCGTGATCGATGGGCCGACCACTGCCTCTAAATCGAATGTTTTTCATGTCTACGAGATTAAGGTCAAGCAGTCATGAAGGCACCTCGTTTGGATATAACTAGTGTGATCCTTTGCGAAGAAGTGCGGCGGGAGATTACGACAAAGGATATCCTGCTGGGGGTTTTTCCGGGCGATATTGCGTCGCAGGGGTTCCCTGCGCAGATCCCGGTTGCGTTTTGGTTTAGTTTTAAACCGAGCGCGAGTGGAAATATGGAATTTGAGCTTCGGCTGCTTGATCAGACAAATGCGGCTCTTATCGAGCTGAAATCTGAAATACTGGTGGGAGATAACCTCGGCCCAGCCGCCTTTTTTACGCCCCCTTTACGTTTGCAGGTTGTTAAGCCTAGCAAATTTCGTTTGCAGATGAGACAGGGAGGGGCGGGTTGGAAAACCATAAAAACATTCGGCGTTGAGAAGATCGATCCTGCCAACCCCATCATTGGCTTCATCAAAGGTCACGGAGTTCCGTCTGGCGCTTCGTCTTCTGATGCAGATGGCGCATAGTAGCAGGCTGGTCGCGAGAAGAGCCGCCCGGAGGGTTGGGACACATCCCGCTAACCCGCCGGGCGGCTCTTTTGCATTCTGGGCTTGGCCTTCCCGCATCTTCTTCGCACAAGATAACAACGTTGTGCGAGGACCTTACCCGCGTCACCTGATGTTGCGTCTGAAGATACGCCGAGGCATGTTGCACCGCAGCGCCGGGTACCGCGCTACTTCCGATCAGTGTCCCCCGCCCGCCCCTCCGGGCGGGGGTTCGGATCAGCTGTCTTGGCTCAGCGCAAATCGCTTTTCGGCACGAAGATTAGCGCACATCTGCGTCCAAGCCGCGGCTGATCATCTTTGGTCCGCAGAGGGGGCAGTGGCAGTCCCCTTCGCAAGCGAGAGGCGAAGACGACACACATCAAATGAATAACCTCGTCCCGCGATGACGGTCCGACCGCTTCCAAACCGCCCGGTGCGTCCACTGCTTCTGCGTACCAAAGGGGCGAAGCTGCGGTCGGCGGCAAGTCCACACCCAGAGGCAGAGCTTGCCAAAGCCGAAGCCAAAAGCCGACTTGGCGGGCATCGCTCACGGTCATCCAACGTCCTCCTCAGCCATGACCGAGTTCGAGGTGCAGACTGCAGAGCGTTCATCCATCCACGATACGGGCACCCTCGCGCCGCAATAGTTGAATACCGGGATTTTAGGTCCTCAGTAATTACTCCCTGGTCGCCCCCAGGGCGTAAGTTCGGTTCACCCCTTATCAACCGCCACCACCACGCGCGGCACCCGTACTGGCTCCCCCATATCCAGCGAACTAACCTCGACCGTGACGAGCAGCCCCGCATCGGCCGCCGCCTCGATTGAGTGGTTCAGTATCTCTGCCGCAGCTGCGACGGCTGCGGCCAACTCCATGTCCCGACGGACCCCAGAGGAAAGCTCCAT